TGGTTCTAATGATTTATCAGTTTCTGACGCGCTGGAGCTAGTGACTTCTTATGATCCACATTTTGCTGTCCAATATATCACGTTTAAATCGGCTACAAAGACTTGGCAGTTATCGATTGATGACGCGGGCGCGGTAATACCCACTGAGATTGTGTGAAATGTGCTTGGCGATAGCGTTTGACTATTGCTACCTTATAAGTTATAAATAATATTAATAACTTCTGATACCCCTCACCGGCCAGAAAAGAGTAAATGTTTTAGCAATTAGCTAGCAATCACCCTTTTGGTCACTGATTAAAGCTAAGAAAAGAAAATCTAACTTTAATTATTGAGGGACATATTATGTCTAAGTATTTAACAGATGCCGCTGTCATTGCATTTGATAGCGAAGTAAAACACGAGTACCAACAATCAGGAAAGTTGCGCGACTGTGTAACTAATCGTACTGGTGTAGTTGGTGAGTCTTATAAGTTCACACGTATGGGTAAAGGCTTAGCTAACCAAAAAGCTACACAAGCCGACGTTACCCCAATGGATATTGAACACAACCGACAAACGGCTCCCATGCAGAATTGGAATGCCCCCGAGTATACCGATATATTCGATCAAGCAGAGGTTAACTTTGATGAAAAGCAAGAGCTTGCCCAAACAATCGGCTATGCTTTAGCGCGTCGAATTGATCAAATCATACTTGATTCAATGACCTCGGTAACTTACTCGGCAACACCAACAAGCATCGATGAAGGATTCCTTGTCGCTGCGGGTGGTACACAGTTCACTGTTGATAAGTTGCGGGAAGCTTCGCGGTATTTATCACAGCGTGGCGTATCTGAGTCTGATCGTTACATTGCCTACACTGCTGAAGATAGAGAAAACCTATTGGCGGCTGAAGAAGCAACTAGCTCAGATTATAATACGGTTAAGGCTCTTGTTAATGGCGACATTGATAGCTTCGTAGGGTTTAAGTTTAAGCTTATTGATGACCGTACAGAAGGCGGTTTGCCAACTAACGTGGCATATGCTTGGCATAAGTCTGCGGTAGGGCTTGCGGTAGGTCTTGATGTATCGACACGAGTTGATTGGGTGGCACAAAAAACAGCATGGCTATGTAACGGCACACTGAAAGCTGGCGCAGTTGCGCGTGAAGCTGCCGGTATTGTTCAAATCAACATGGCTTAATAGGAGAGATAACAATGGCTTTTACATCAGAAACTTTTATACCTATGTCCTCAATGGCTAACAGTGATGCAGGTCGTGCGTTCTCGTACACTACTGCTGACAATACGGCTACTACTGAGGGCGCAAACTATTATGATTCTGCGGCGGCTATCACTGGCGGTCTTGGCTTGAGAACTGGTGACTTTATTTTTGTCACACAGAGTGACGGCACAGACATCTATCAGGTAGCGGTTAGTGGGGCGGGCGTGGTAACACTACCACTCACGGTAGCATTTGCATAATCTGCTGGGGGTGTAAAAACCCCCTTTTACTATAAGGATTCATTATGGCATCCGGTACAGTTACACAAAACGCTACCACCACGATAGATAATACTAATGCATCAGGTATGGCGGCAAAAGATTTGCATTGCTTAACCATTATGGGCGCTGCAGTTTGCACTATTACCCTTTTTCACTTAGATCAACCTACCGGTACTGTTTACGCCACTGGCTTTACAGCGAATACAGCTACTTACGTGATGAAGGGTTGCACTAAAATTGAGATTCTAGAAGACAACACAGGTGCAGGTACTTACACCTACGAACCATATGGCGGTTAATTAAATGGCTTCAGATATTGATATGTCATCAAATGCTTTGTTGTTGATTGGTGATAATGCAATATCGTCATTCACAGAGCCTGGTTTTGGCGCTAAGGTTGCGTCTAATTTATACCCTGATACTTATGCTGCAATTCTTGCTTCGCACCCGTGGAGCTTTGCGCTAAAAGAACAGTTTCTTAACCAGCTATCACAGACACCTGAATCAATTACTGGGTATCAGTTTGCCTATCAAATGCCGACAGACTTAATACGAATCTGGGAATTGATGGATCATAGTGATTATGTGATCGTGGGTGATTTAATTTATTCAAATCAGAGCAAGATTCTATTGCGCTATATTTTCAAGGTGGCGGAATCTGCATTGCCTGCCCATGTCGTTAAAGCTATTGAGTATAAATTAGCTGCTGAGTTTTCTATATCTATTACAGAAAATCAAAGCATGGCAGCACTATACGAGAAAAAATACTTACTTCAGCTGGGCCAAGCACAGGCAATTGACTCACAAAACAGACCGCAATCTGGCATTGTAGACTCACCAATTGTAGATGTAAGATTTGGCGGCAGAGGCGCAAGGTACTAATGTGGCAGTTTACTTCAAACATGACAAGAGGCGAATTAGATCCTCAATTAGTGGGGCGCATTGACCTAGAGGCGTATTATGCCGGTGTCAGAACAGCCACTAATGTGCTAAACATACCCCAAGGCGGCCTAAAGAAGCGCCCTGGTATGCAATATATAAATAATTCATTAGCTGATGGAAGGTTGGAAAGCTTTTCATTTTCTGTCGATGTTGATTATTTGTTAGTGTTTACTGACCTAAAAATGGAAGTTTACAGAAATGATGTATTGATCACTAATATCAATGCTTCAGGGAATGATTATTTAGCTATACCTTGGACATTGGCGCAGATAGTCGACTTTGATTATATACAATCTGTTAATACCATCATTATTACGCATGAAGACGTAGAAACCAAAAAGATCGTGAGAGGCGCTACGGATGACGTGTGGACGCTTTCAAGCTTAGGTCTAACCAACGTACCACAATTTGACTATAACGACGCCTCAAGCCCTACACCAACGTCACAGGTTCAGTCTTTAGTGTTTGCCAGTGCGAATGAGTCAGATCGATTCAAATTATCACTTGATGGCATATTGACTAATGAGATAGTTTATTCTGGGGTTAGCAATACCGGTGAGCGTGATGCATCAGCTCAGGCAATACAGGCAGCTTTACTAGATCACCCACTAACAGCAAATGAAGGTGTGAGTGTGGTTTGGGCTTCTGGCTCTACATTCACCGTTACATTTTCAGGTGGTAGTGCAAATGATTACGAGATACTTACAGCCACACCGATAATAACCAGTGATGTAGCATTCAAAACCAACACAACGATTACTACACCAGGCACGTCCAGAAAAGAAGATGTATGGAGTGCCACCCGTGGATGGCCTAGAACATGCACGTTTCACGAGGCTAGATTATATTTTGGCGGATCAAAGAGTCGCGTTAATACCATATGGGGTTCTGTAGTTGCTGACTTCTTTAATTTTGGTGTAGGTAAGTCACTGGATGACGAGGCGGTGATTGCCACTCTCGATACAGACCAAGTGAACGAGATACAAGCTATCTATTCAAACAGATCATTACAGATATTCACTACTGGCGCTGAATTCTACGTTGCCGCCTCACCTATCACGCCAAGCAATATAGCAGTATTGCCCCAGACTAACTTTGGAAGCAAGCGTGTTAGGCCGGTCACATTGAATGGTTCGACGTACTTCGTGCAAAGAACGGGAAAAGTGCTTAACCAATTTTTATTTCTTGATGAGCTTAAGAGTAATGCCGCAGACCCTGTAAGCATTCTTGCGCCACATTTAATTAATTCCCCCACACAGTTGACCGTTAAGCGTGGCACAGAGTCTAGCGACGTTAATTATATCTATTTGGTGGGTGATGACGGCAATCTGACCGTGTTTAATTCGATTCCATCACAGGCAATTGCAGGCTTTACATCATGGCAGACAGCAGGAAGAATTAATTCTACGGCAATAGTTAGTGATACCCTTTACTGCTTAACAGAAAGAGTCATTGATTCGGTCACTACTTACTTTATTGAAAAAGAAAATTCAGACATGAATACAGATTCAGGTGTTAGAACCTCTGGGTTAGCTAGCGATACGCTGACAGGGCTTGACCATTTAGACGGCGAAACAGTCAATATAAAATCTGATGGCGCAGTTCAGGCCAGTCAAGTAGTTGTTGGTGGGCAAGTCACAGTGCCTAATGTGAGTGATACAATAGAAGCTGGATTAGCTTATACACCTACAATTAAAACAATGCCTCTTAATATAGGGCTTCAAGGTGGCCCAATAGCAGCCAAGAAGAAAAAGATTAAACGTGTTGCAATTTATGTATTTGAATCGAATGGTGTTATTGTTAATGGTGAAAGGCTAGCAGATAAGACTATTGGCCAAAATCAGTTTGATTCACCGACACCACAAACAGAACTGAAGAGGATTTACTTGGGGGGATGGAGCATTGAGGCAGACGTCACTATTACGCAGACAACACCCATGCCCATGCAAATACTTTCTATTGGAACTGAGGTTGCTATTTAATGTCTAGTGTACAACAGGGTATGACCCAAGCAAGTTACGGACGCAAAGCCGGACGTATTGAAGATCGTGATGCAAAATTGGCAGCAAGACAGATAGAGCTTGGCGCCAAGTCTCGCGAGTCTGACAGAAAGAATGAATTAAGCAGGGCATTAGCCACATCAATAGCAAATTCTGGTGCTTCTGGGGTGCAGTCTTTTGAAGGATCACCCATGTCTGTATTGAGTCAGAATATACGCAGAGAGGGAATAGACACGGAGCGTGATACTTTTGCTAGTGAGCTTGAGGCGATGACGCAGCGGTATCGAGGAACGATTGCCAAAGAATCATCTATATCACTTGGCAGGCAGGCAGAGAAAGCAGGAAGGAGCAGCACATTTAAAAGCATCATGTCTATTTTTATGAAAACGGGCGGCGGGAGTACCGGTAATCAAGGTTCCTACAATACAAAGAGTCAGACAGGTAGCGGTGGTTCATAATGGCTGAATACAAGCAGCGCGTAGGAATTCGCCAAGTAGACACTAGAACTGGTGCCGCATCAGCATTAAGAACATTGGGTGATAGGCTTGCTCAATGGCAGGGTGATACCGGCCAGTTTGTGCAGCAACAAGTATCTGAAAGCATACAAAAACACCGAAAGTCTATGATTGATGGTTATGACGCGGGCCTTAATAGAGATTTAAGGGAAGGACTAACCCGCATATCTTCTGAAAATCCAAATAACCATGAAGCTTACCAGCAGAAAGCACAAGCTTTTGTTGAGTCTACGCTAGGTGAGATTGATGAGGGTTATCGGGGGAATTTTGAGGAAAAATCTTACGCCTTAATGGATAACTACGGCAATCAAGTATTGAAAAACAATATCGCATTAGACCGGTCCAACATAAAACAATCGCTATCTTCATCAATGGAAACTTTCAAAAATGACGCTTTACGGCTAGCAGGGCAGGGTGATGAGGAGTCTATTCTTGAAGCAGCGCAAGCGGGTGTTGATTTCAATACTGCAGCAAATGCAATGGTCAACGCGGGGTTTATCACCCAAGATCAAGCAGATTCTGAGATGAAGGATTTAGCTAAATCTAGCGCTGAAGAAAACTTT